CTGGGCCGTAGACCTCATAGATTGCATCTGGCGCGAGCCAGTCGGCATACGCCGAGAGGTCGTAGGTCGGCTGCCCGTTGACCCCCGCCAGCGGCAATCTGGTCGGTAGCCACATCTCGGCCAACGCGGCATTGATGCACTGCCGTAGCCCGCGCATCCGGTCGCGGTTCAGCGGCGGTAGCTCGGTGTGGATCTCGACCTCGGCATTCGCCGGTACCGCCACACTCAGCGGTGTAGACAGGGTGAGTTCGCCGTTGGTCGTGTTCAGCCCGCGTTCGCCGACGCGCCGAATCTCGCCTGCGCTCGGCCCCATAACGGGCATCACCCAGGCCGAGCGGTACTGATTCGGGTCCAGTCCGCCGACCAGGTCGTTGCTGATGATCGTGCCCGCGGTCGTGGCTGGCGTGGACACGGTGACCAGCGTCAGGCTCTGGAATTCGTCGGACTGCGCCAGCAGACGCCGGATCGCCCCAAGGCTTCGACGGGTGTACTGCGAGCCGAGCTGCGGTGGTTGCCCGGCTGGGATGATGCCAGGCATCAGCTCACCACCAGCAGTTGAGAGGTAGACGAGGTCGTAGTCACGGCGCCGACGGTGAACGGAATGCTCGCGCTAATGCCCTCCGTGCCTGGCGTGCTCCGTCCGTGCGCGCGGCCGATGTAGGAACCGGTCGAGAGGGCGGGTAGCGTGATCGAATGCGTCAGTCTTCGGACGGGGTCAAGCGGCGTGGTCGAGGAGTTCGCGAACGTGGTATCCGTGCTGACCGTGTACTCGAACCAGGTCGAAGCGGGAATGTCGGTGTTCCAGTTGAACCCCACGGGCGCACCGGCTGAACCGACCGTGAGCGTCGTCAGCCCGCTCCCAGGCGTGCCCGCCACGTTTCGAGAGATAGCGTTGATGTTGTAGGTCTGCCCGCCGACCAACCCTGTCAGATGGACGCTATGGCTGGTGACGCGCCGCGGGTCGAGGTCAGTAAACAGGTGCGTCTGGCCAGTAACCCAGTATTCGACCTGAGACGAGCCGGCGACGTCGGTCGTCCATGTGACGGTCGCTGAGCCGCTGCCGCCCGCGACGACAACGAACTCGTACGGCCCAATGTCGATCGGCATTTACCGAGTCGTCCCCTCGTAGTCGATCGTCGGGGCATTCGAGGTCGTGCCAGCGTTGCGCGCGGGGCTGCCGCTGGTCAGGTGATAGTCGGCCGTGCTGTTGACCAGCGGTGTCGTCCACGGCCCCGGCGCGGCCTGATAGTTGACCATCAGCGGGTCGGCCGTGATCGTCCCGGTGACGCCCGACGTGACGCTGCTGCTGACCGGCGTGGTGCAGTTCCAGATCAGGTTGTCGGTCCAGGTGTTGCCCGTGCCGACGTTGCCGAAGATATGGATGCCCGTGGGGCAGTCGATGATTTCGTTGTTGTTGGTCTTGCAGTTGGCCGACGGGACCGACGTGGTGGGCAGCGGGGCGTCACCCGTGCCAATCACGATGCCGCCGCCGCGGTGCGAGAAGATCAGATTGTTCGAGCACACCATTGCGGTCCCGGCGTGCCACGTCTGGACACCCCAGCCACCACACCGATAGATGATGTTGTTTTCGACGATCGCGTTTGCCTGACTGACGTAGACGGCGAAGCATAGGGACGTGACGGTCGTCCCGTAGCCGATGTCGTGGATGACGCACTCGGTCACTTCACAGTTGGAGGCGAATGGGGGACTGTTGCTGCCGGTGAAGTAGTCCAGCAGTACCCCACTGCCGCCGTTGCCGCCGGCCGCGTCGACCACGGTCCGCGAGATATCGTGAACGTGGCAGCGACGGAAGCAGTTGAAGCCGACCGGACTGCTCGAATGCAGCCCGACGCGGTTGGTCGTCGAGCTACCCGGCGACACATCGAAGCCCAGGAAGTCCTGGTAGGCCCCGGAGAGCTCGACACACGCGTTGTTGCCCGTGCCGCTGTCCGCTACGGCGTTGATCTTCGCGCCCCAGCGGTTCGTCGACTGCCAGACAATCCGGCTAGTGCTGGTGCCGGACTTGTTGAGTACGGGCGTTTCGTTGTACGTACCGTCGGCGACGTTGACGGTGTCACCGGCGACGACCACACTGTTCGCCTTCGCGAAGGTTGCGAACGGCGTCGCCGCCGACGTGCCGTTATTCGTGTTGCTGCCGGTTGTCGCGATGTAGTAGGTCGCCATGGTTCAGGCCGCCACCAGGGAGGAAATGACCGGCCCGGCGAGCCAGGCGCTGTAAAGGTCGTCGGCTGATTCGTCGGTGATGAAGTTGTCGTAGACGCCGAGAATGACGGCGCTCGCGAGGTTCATCAGCGGCTGGTTCGCTGGCGTCACACCCGTGTTATTGATCTGGTAGACCTGGAGCGGCGCGGCGCCCGCGGTGTACGCGCCAGTCTTGCCGGTGCTCGCTGGCTGGGCCACGCCGTCGAGGCGACCCACAATCGGCAGGGTGTCGCCGAGTCGGATACGGATAACCCAGAAGTGCCAGACTCCGAAGAAGCCAGACGCCGGATAGCTCACGCTCAGCGAGGCGAACGTGCCGCCATTGTTCTGGTTCATCGTGAAGCCCCAGGTCGTCGCGCCCATGGGGGTCTGGTATTCGTAGTTGTTGCCGCCGGTGAACGTGGCTTTCGAGAACAGCTGCCCCGTCACCGTTGGCGCGGACGGCAGCTGGAAGGCTGACACGATGGTCATTTCCCCGGTCGTCGCGTTCGGGCTCCAATCGGCGCTGCTGGCCACACTGGCGAAGTTGCCCGCCGTACCGGAGGATCGGCCTGCCGTCTTCGACGGTTCGGCAGGGACGGAGCTGCTGGCGGACCCCAGACCGATCGAGCCGGTGACGGTCATGGGCCGCGCGCCGAGCACATCGGCGAGGGTGGTCGAGCCGCTCGGGTCCCACTGTGGCCAGCCACCCTTCAGACCGCCAATCGACTTCAGGACTTCGAGGAAGCGCTCGTTCGGCGTGGTAACGGCCTGGTCCTGGAAGGGAATCCAGAATTTGCCGCTGACGTCGGTCGCCATCTGGCCGCCAGCGAGGAAGCGCCCTTCGTTGAACCAGGAGCGGAACTCGGCCAGGTCGATGTTGTTGAACTGCCCGGCCTGCCCGTCGTAGTCCATCGCCCATGACGTGCTGGTGTCGGTGTACTGAGTCCAGAAGTCTAGGATGGCCTTGATGCGCGGCATCGTGGGGAGGTCTAGCCGGCTCTGGGCGATCATCGCCTTGCGGGCGATGCGGTCGACCATGATCCCCTGGCCCATCGTGGTGATCGTGGGGACCGCGTTGGAGTTATTGACCTGCACCGTGTTCGTGGTCGAATTCCAGCTGTTGACGGTGTACTGACCATTCACGCTCGAGGGCGTAAAGCTATAGAGCTCGAAGCCTTGCGTCGCGGCTGGCGCGTGTGTCGGTGCCGCGCTGAGAACGATATTCCAGTGACCGGCACCATCGGATGTGACCGACGTCACAGCCTTGTTTTCGGACTGCCACTTGCCGCCGAAGTTGGTTTCGCCGACGAGAATGGGCTTGCTCGGGTGCAGGTTGCAGAGCTCGGTATAGGTTGCCTTGAGGCCGCCGCCGACCGTGTTCCAAAACTGCGTGATGCTCTTGCCGGCCTGTGGTGAGCCCTTGCCGACGTAGGAGTCGAAGGCGAGCCAGTCCACGTAATTGTCGCCGGGGTACATCTGCGCCGGAGTGATCGTCTCCGACGTGAGAAAGTTGTTGGGGCACCACACGGCGATGTGGTTCCACGGCTTCGGGACATTGGCATAGACACTGTTCCGAATACCGATCACGCGCTGCCACCCGGCGAGAAAATCGGCGAGCGTGTTCGTCCAGGTGTTGCCGCCGAACGTTACTGAGAGCGTCCCGGTCGGCCCGAACTGCCACGGGAATTGCCCACTTAAATTCGGCTCCCAAGCATATCGCTCGGCTACTGGCTTTCCCCAATTTCGGATATTTGTGAAATGGTCGGTCCAATACGCGTCCCAAGTACCGCTGGCTTGAGCCGCTGGGCGGAATGAGAAGTCAGCCGCGTGGTTCGTGAAATCCCACCAGCCCATTTCAATGAGCGGCATCATTCCGTGCGCGATCGCGGCATCCAACATGGGCTGCATGGACGACCAGGGAGTCGTGCCGCCGCTGCCGTTGCCTTGCTTGGTGGACATGTGGATGATGGACGGCCACTTACCGCCCATGCTGTTGATCCAACGGGTCAATGCTGAATCGGTGGGAGGATAGTTACCGCCACCGTTGAAGCTCGGGGCGCCTGAGCCGTTCTGGCCGTAGTCGATCATCGGCCCTCGGAGGATCGTTTCGAGGCCCGCCACTAGCTCACCGCCGCCGAAATCTCGAGCACGCCACCGACGTACGTGGGAGTACCGGTGACGCTGGTAATCACGAATTCGTAGATGTCACCGCCCTGAAAAGCCTGCCCAGCTGCCAGCGTGCCGGCTGAGCCGAAAGCGCGCGAGGTCGTCGAATCCGATGTGATCGAATGGTCAGTCGAAAGCAGGTTCGTGATGACGCCAGCTCGGATGCGGCGCGCGTTGAACAGTGTGCCCGTGCCACCATCCCGCCGATCGCGGAGGGCGGTAATCGTGCCCGTCATGCCAGGCGGGACCTCGAACGCTGGAATGTAGATCGGGAATGCTGGGCTGCTTGCAGGGTTGGCGTAGCCGCCAGTCTTCGAGTCCAGCAGCGTGTGCGTGTGGACACTGGCCGCCTTACCGTTCAGATCCGCTTGCAGGTTGCCGATGTCGGTTTCGGCATGCGTATGGCTGAGATTCGCCTTGCCCGCGAGGTCGGTTCCCAGATTGCCGATCTGGTCCTCGGTGTGGGTATGGACCAGCGGCGCTTTCGACGCGAGGTCAGGTGGCAGCCCTGAAACGTCGCCCTCGATGTGCGTATGAGCCGCAACCGGGCCACCGCTGCCGCCTGTACCGCCGCCACTCGCCGTCGGGTCTACGAACGGCAGATAGTCGAAGTAATCGACCCCGTCGATAGTGACCTTTTGCATGGCCATCTTGCCGGCGGTGATCCACAGTGGCGGCCCTTTGCCATCGATCCCGGTGGTAACCGGCAGCGTGATCGTGCTGGTGCTGGTGTCGTCGGCGTAGATCGTGTCAGGGATGCGCGCGCGGGTGTGTGGGTCGACGATGTCGACCGACAGACCGGCGACCACGTTGCCCTGAGAGTCCTGCCAGAACGGGACTGCGAGCGCGCGGCCCATCAGTTACCGGATGGCCTCGCGAGCGCGACTTGTGCCGTCAGCATCGCGCGCACGTCTTCAGCGAGGTCCGGGTCTTTCTGCAATCGCTCCTGGACAATCCGCATCACGCGCTCTACCTCGCGCACCAGCGCGGGTCCGGATGCGCCCTGAATGACGGCGTCCATGTAGGCGTCGAGGCACTTCTCGCACATCTGCTCGACGTCGCCCAGGATGGCGCCAGCGCAGTCACAGTGGACGACTGACGACTCGGCTATCGGTTGTAGCGTCATGGTGGCGTTGCCTGACTGCGGGACCCGGCCAGACCCCGATCGACGGCCGGACCCCGCAAATCAGTCCTCTCCGATCAGCTGAGGTTTTCCTTGACGTCGCCGAGCATCAGCCCGTGGCTGAAGTTGCGCGTGTTGGCATAGACGCCTTCGGTCAGTCGCGCGCCATCATGGACGCGCAGCTTCTCCAGCGACTTGATGTCGATCAGAATTCCGTGGCCGCGCCAGGTGTCGCCTGGGCAGTTGTCGGCGCCACAGTTGCCGACCAGGCCCCATTCGTCGGTAGGCCGCCCGTCGCCGCCGAGTTTCGTCATCAGCGCGGACCCACGGGCCAGCGCCTGCAAGCGCATCGCGTGATTCGGGTCGGCCTCTGGTCCTGCCTCGGCGAAGACTTCCTTGGTCACCGCGCCACCGGCAATCTCGCCATTGGCTGGCAACTGCATCCCCATCGGGCCGTGGTTGATGGCCTTCGGGTCAGTCTTTTCCGCTTGCGGGTGGCCTTCGTTCCTGGCCGTGTTCGGATCGCCGGCCATACGGACCGTGCTCTCCGGCGGGGTGGTGTTGAGCTTCTGGTGTTCTGCCATGATTCCGCAAGCTCCTTTCAGCGGGCGCGCGGGCCGAGGACCTTCATCTGGTAGACGGCGTCTTCGTCGAACATGTCGTTGGGCTTGTCGCCGTCGCGATACGCCCACGGGTTCTGCGTGTAGGCGATCAGGTCAGCGATGGATTGGGGAACCTCGATGGTGATCCCTTTCCATGTGTTGAACTCCACGCCGTTGACGCGGAACTGAGCCGGGTACTTGCCGCCGTGGGTACGTGCCACGTTCTTCTCGAAATCACTCTCGAGCGGAATCATGGTCAGCACCTTGGGCTCGGCGGCCCAGTGCGCCAACACACGCGCCTGCTCGTCCTGCAACGGCTCGAGCGGCTCGGGCGGCTTCGGCGGCTGCTGTGGGCTGGCCGTTGCCACGAGCGCGGCGAATGCCTGCAGCAGCGCCTGTGGGTCGAGAGCAGGCGCCGGCTCCGGCTGCGCCTGCCCCTCGAACTCCCCAGCCTCGAGCTTGCGAACGTTGAGGGTCACGGGGTGACCGCCGTCTCGAGCCGCTCGATGCGGTTGGAATCCAGAACCTTCGCCACAAAGGCGACCTTCCAACCCAGATACGCGCGCTGGTTGAGCGGGTCGCTCTTGCTGTCGGTGTCCAGCGGAACGACAATCACGTTGACCGCGCCCTTGTTGGTCTGCGGATTCAGCGCCTGCAGCCCCATACCGGCCAGGTCGGTGACGCCGTAAGACTGCGGACCGTAGATCACTGCGGCGTGGACGTCGATACCAGCAGCACCAGCACCAGTGAAGATCGGCACGTCATTGGTCTTGGTCAGCAGCGCGCCGTACACCGGAACCAGCTGGTTCATCTTGAGGTCGCTGGTGCTGGTGTAGATGCTCAGGTTCTGGTAGTTCGTGTCACCCGTCAGGTCGAATGCCTGAGAGGCAGACACGACGCCGTGGTACATGCCATCGGGGAACTTCGGCGCGTTCAGCTTCTCCAGATCGCGGACGACCTTACGGATGTCGAGCACCGTCAGGTTGTCGCCAGCGGCCACGGTAACGCGGGAGGCGCGGCCGTTGGCGTAGCGGACGCTGGAGTTGGCACCGAGCTCGGTCACCACCACACGGTGGATGGTCTGGCCAGCCTGCTCACCGAGTACCTCGACGCCAGCGGTGACGTTGTCGTCGATGCCCGCGGTGATCAGCAGGTCGGACTCGGTCAGGAAATCGCCGTACTGCGCGATCGTCGCGGTGATCGCCGTCTGCGCCAGGGAGTTGCCCGCCGGCGTGACGCCTTCGGTCAGGGCTGTGGTCGCCAGCGAGAGTGCGCTGTAGCGGCGCCACTGGGCCACGGTGCCGTTGTTGCGCGGAATAGTGGCCTTCTGGCCATCCTGAAGGAGCGGCAGGTAGGGGAGTGCTCGCTTCAGCAGCGTCCCGATGTAGAACGTTCGCTGCTGGGTGGACAGGCCACCGTAGGTTGTCGTTGGCAAGGCTCAGGACCTCAGGTGTTTGCGCCGAGAGCCGCCAGGCCGCCGGCCTTCGCTCTGGCAATGGCCTCTTCCGTGGGGAGTCCATCTGCGCCGAGTAGTCCTTCGAGCAGTCCGCCTTTGGTCGCCGTGCCGTTGCCCGTCGCTGGCTGTGAGCCGTTGACGACCGTTCGGGTCTGCAGATCCTTGATCTGTCCTTTCAGCCCCGCAATCTGGTCGTCGTACTCGGCCTTGACGGCTTTGGTCGCAAACTCGTGCATCAGCTTCAGCGCGTCGGGGCCACTCTTGGCCGCGAACAGCTGTTTGATAGCTGGGCCATCCACACCGGGCAGGGTGTCGAGTGCTTCGATGCCCTGGGAGAAGTGCGCCAGGACATCTCGGTTGGCCGCTTCATAGAGCGGCGCGAGCTCGTTCTGCGCAGTGTGGATTTCGGCCAGTCGCTGGCGAGCTTGCGTGAGCGTCGCGTAATCGACGTTCGGATCGGCAATCGTACGCTCGAGCCGTTGCCGTTCCTCGGGCGTCCCCAGCCGCTGTCCCCATTTCTGCTGGACGGCGCTACGGCTCGCGTTGGTTTCGGCAAGCTGGCGCTCCAGGTCGGCGGCACGCTGTTCAGCAGCCTGCGCGCGTTCGTAGAAGCGGCGAGCGTCTTTGCGACTGAATTGCTGCTCGGTTGTGGACTCTTGCCCGTTCGATTGCTCCGGCGCTTCGGTATCGCTGTCCGCGGCCTGGTCCTGTGACGGCTCACGCGGCGTGTCGACGACCTCTGCGGGTGCTGCAGTCGGAGCAGCCTGCTCAGCCGGCGCGAATGCCGCCTCTTGGGCGGCAGTGGCCATCATCTGATCGATGGCGGCCATCGTGTCGGCTGGTGCTGCTGTGGTCGGACTGTCGGTCACATGGGCTCCGATGCCCTCTGCGCCGAGACATGAAGACGCCCCCGGACTGGATCGTGGACGACGGAAGCCCGTAGGGCCTCAACGTGCGTCCCGTCGCCGGGGGCGATGAAGGTGCAATTAGTCTAGCAAAGTCTGAGCCGGCGAACTATAGTCCGGGTTTGTGACCTCCAAGATGCGGCAAGAACTCCGATCGATCGCCTTGTACTGTGCGCTCGGACTTGCCTGGCTGGTCCTATTCGTGTGTTCGATGGGGCCGGCCCGCGAGCACTTCGGCGAACAGTACGGGTTCCTGGTCGCGCTGCTGTGGCCGATCCCGGCCGCGTGGATCGTCGGACTGATTGTGCTGCCGTTTGCGATGGCCCGCATTCGGCGCGCACGACGCTACCGGAATCGGTACATCGCCCAGGAGATGCGACCAGACTAGGGCCGCTGCAGCCCAGGCACGGTAGCCTGTCGCTTCGCCTGATCGGCCGCGAGCCGCGGCCCAATGTCCGCCCCGATGCCGCCAAGAACCTGCTTACCGGCTGCCTCGTGGGCCTTGTCGATGATCTGCTGCAGGATCTTCCGCTGCTGCGGCTCTGGGGCTGTCTGGAAGGCTCGATCGTTGGCGAGCGGTGTCAGCATCGCCTGCAACAGCTGCCCCTGGGCATCCATGAAACGGCGCTTGTCATCGTCTTTCAGGGTCACACTGAAGCCCGGCTTGATGCTCACGTTGTCGGGCGCCGGCGGGACGCGCATCCCCACACCGCCCAGCAACTGCAGCGCATCATCTGGCCGCGACTGTGAGATCCGCGTCACGCCTGCCAGCGGCGTCTGGCTTGCGGCAGTAGGCAGGTCGCGACCCAGTACGTCCTGCTTGACGGGGACCTGCTGGCGCAGCCCAGGGAGCCGCGTCTCGAATTGCTGGAGCGTGCCCAGCAGGGGATTGTCTTTGCTGGGCTGGTGCTCGACCGGATCTAGGGTCCGCGCCCCTGCCGAGAGCGCCCCACCGAAGGGAACCAGACTGCCGGCAGTGGATGCGCCCAGGTTCTGCAGATAGCTAATCGCCTCACCGTCGCCGCTGATCGCCTTCAGGACGTCGCCCAGCGACTGCAGGTACGTGGCCGAAAAGATGCCGCGGGTCGTGCGTGCAGCCACATCCGATACCAGGTTCTGCCCAGGTCGCTCGCCCTCGCGCCATCCTTCGGCGGCTGAGGCGATCGCGGCCATCGGGATACTGGCTGGTCCCCACTGGGTGTAGCTCAGCCACTTGTCGCCGAGCTTGATGCTGTGGTCCTGCCAGCCCTGCGAGCGGAGCTGATTGCGCGCAGCTGGGTCTTGCGGTCCCTCGCCGCTCAGCTCGCCATTCATCGCCTTCACGGCTAGCCCCGCCTCGAAGAGTGACGCAATCGCCGCCTGACCAGCCTCGAGCCGGGCGGTTCGCGTGTCCCCAGCTAGCCCAGCGCGGACAGCGTTGTAGGTGCCGGTTGCCGGTTTGACAGCGAGCCCTAGGCCCTGCCGCGTGATGTTCGCGGGTGTGCGGATGAACGGCAGAATGAATTGCACCGCTTGACCGCCGGGGCCGGGCGTCTGGCGCAGCTTGAGTAGTCGATTGACGAACTCGCCAGGGTCTTCCTGGAAAGTCGCCAGCTTGGCTGCCTGGTTCGCCTCGTCGACCAGATCGGGTCGCGGGTCGCTCAAGAGCTGCTCGTACTTGGCCATGTCGCCTGCGGCTTCGCGGTAGGCGGCCGATCGGTACGCGCCCTGATAGTTGATCTGCTTGAAGAAATCATCGGCCGCGGCCAGCAGGTCCGTCGGCAAGCTGATCGCGCGGCCCACTGGCCCATTGCCGAACGGCCGCGGGCGGATACCTTCGGTCTTCGTCAGGTCACTAGCGCTGACGCCGGTCTTGAGCGTGCGGGCAAAGATGGCGCCGGCCTCGGGGATGGCTTCGAGCATGCCCTGCACGTCCGCGCCAGCCTCGCGCAGGTAGCCGCCCGCGGCGAGTCGTAGCGGCCGCGCTGTGGCCTGTGCGGTGTTGCTGGCCGCGTTCTGGATGTGGGTCTGCCATGAACTGAGCATGGAGGCGTAGCGCCATGCCGAGAGCTTGTCCCACAGTGTGGGCTTCGTCAGGCTCTGCAGCATCTGCGCGCGGGCTACGGTGTCCTCCGGGTCGAGCTTCGAGAATTCTTGAACCCATTGGTCGAATTGGTCGGTGCCACCGAGTACCTTGAATGCCTGCTTGATCGCACCATCCGGTCGTGGGCCAGCGCCTGAGCCGATGGCCCCTTGCAATTCTGCACGGAAGGCACGCAGCGCCCGGCCAGCCTCAGCCGCGGCGCCAGACCTGACGCCCTCGAGCGTGGCGAACTGCAGTGCTTTGTCGGCGAGCTCGGCTTCCATCGTCGGCGTGACGCTACCCGTGGCTCGAGCGGCTACCACTGACTGGCGCAGCTGGTCGTACTCGCGGCCGGTCTTGGCCAGCGTCTGACCGAGCGCAATCGCTTGCTCCTGGTTGAAGGCGCGACCGGCGGGCGTGCGCGTCCACTGATCGATGGTCGTGCCGAGCGCCTTTTCCGCGCCGTTCTGCATCGCCTGGTCGTCAGTGATCACACCGCGGCGCTGCCCGGCAAACTCTTTGAACGTGTCCGCGAGGTCGGTCATGTAACCCCGCGTCTCTTCGGGGAACTTGTCGAGCAGGACGTTGCCCGCGTAGCCGTCTTCCGCTGGTCGGAGCGCGGCCTGCTGCTCAGGCGTACCGCGCATCTGCTGCAGCTTGCGGAACAATGGCGACTGACTGATCGTGCTAGACGCTGCCATGCTGGGGCTTTGCGTCGTCGGCTGTGACGGCGTCTGTGGCACATCGAAGGGCAGGTCTTCGCTGAATTGCTGCTGCGGCAGATCAGGCGTATCGTCGGGCTTCAGATAGCCGTGTTCCTCGAGAAAGTCGGCCTGTTCCTGAACGCGCGCCTGCTGGTCGCGTAGTCGGTTTGCCTCGTTCTGGTAGCGAGCCTTGAGCCCTGGGTTGAACGCTTCAGCCGATCGCGCGTCAAGTTCGGCGATCTGGTTGCCCAGCTCAGTGTGTGTCTGCCCCAGCGACTGCCAGTGCTGTAGCAGGTCTTCATCCGAGAGACGCTGGGGCTCAGCCACCTGTGCAATGTCGTCGGCCGAGCGCGTGATGAAACCTTCTACGGGCGCCTCGCCGGCTTCAGACTGCGCGAACTGACGAAGCTCAGGATTGCGGGCCAGCGCGCCGGCGACTCTCGGGCCAACTGTTAGCCCCGCGGCCAGCCCACCGCCGATCGCTGCACCGCCGGCCACATTGCCCAGGACATCCAGAGGACTAGCATCGTCTGCTGAGCGAGCGAAGCCACCAACGGCGCCCGCGGCCGCGTTGCCTGCAATGCTGGTCGGATTGACGAACGTCAGCGGGTCGGTCAGAGCATTGATTGCACCGCCGACTACGGGTGCGTCGCGAAGCGGGTTCAGGTTCTCTGTCGCCTGCTCGCGGGCCTGCTCGGCGAGGCGGAAGGTCTGCCCCCCTGCCTGGAGTTGCTCTGTCGGGTTCAACTGCTGGCCGGCCACACTACGGGCCAATGGGCTACCCTCGGTCGGCTGTGGCAGTGACTGGCTAATGTCCGGCAGCGCTTGACCGACGGTGTCCATGGCACCGCGCACCGCCCCGCCAGGATCGCCGCCGAATAGCTTGCTCAGTCCGGACGTGATCGCGGTGCTGATCGTGTCTCCGATCTGCTGCAGCGGGTTCGTGCTGCCACCGCCACCAGATGACGCCGCGTCTGACGGCTGCATTGCACCCATCGTCAGGCCTGCAGTCTGCTGGGCCAGCATGTTCTTGCTGATCTGCGCGCCCATGCTCGGCGGGTCGGCGGGACTGGGCAAGGCCGGATCCTGTTGTGCCAGCTGCGCCTGCACGGGCGCACCGCCGGGACCAACTCGACGAAACTCAGGCGCTGAGCCGATGGCCTGGTTCGCATCGCCGATGTTGACGTTGGCCTGTGTCCCGCCGGACTGCAGGATTTTGCCGCCGCCCAAATAGATCGCCACATGCTGCATGTGGGGGTCTGAGCTGTTCATGTTGTAGAAGACCAGATCGCCGGGCTGTGCGTCCTGCTGGCTGATCGTCGAGGACTTGCCATACAGCGTGGTCGTGGACTCGGGTTGCCCGGTCGTCAGATAGCCCGCCAGACCTGAGCAGTCGAAACCCTGCGTCGGACTCTTGCCGCCCCAGACATACGGCTGACCGATGAAGTCTTTGGCTTTGTCGAGCACCGCGGTCGCGGTCTGTTGCGCGCCCTGCCCGAAGTCCTGGATGCCCTGCTGCGCGCTCTGCGTCGCATCCTTGACCGCCTGACCGATGCCGTCGAAGGCACCGATACCCGCCCGTGCGGCGCCGTGGAACGCGCCCCAGCCGTTCTTGGCCACGTTCTGCAGTGCGAAGTCGATCGCCGCACCGACGTTGTTGGGGTCGCGTGCGTCCAGCCCAGTCGCCTTCGTGAACGCATCGCCCAGTCCTGCTACCGCGTTGCCGCCCTGCGCTACGTTGCCGTAGTGCAGCTGGAAGGGACCGAAGCTTGAGCCGTTATCACCAGCGCGCACGGGATCGTCTAGGCCGCCTTCCGACTGCGCGACGCGGATCGCCGTCTCGGGGTCGATACCGTACTTCTTGGCCGTCTGGCGGATCATATCGGCGATACCGCCTGCCGCTTGGCCGATGCCTCCCAGGACATCCCCGCCGGGCTGCGCGGAGGGGACGCTAGTCGGCGGGGAGCCTGCGGGAGATGGGGCAGCGGGTGCGGGACCGCTGATCGGAGAGAGCGCCGGCTGTGTGGAAACCGGCTCTACGGGCTTGGGGGAAGCTACCGGCGTCAGCGCGGCCGCAATGTTCGGCAACTGGCTCGTGACGTGTTGCTCCCAGGCATCGGCGGCAAGTTGTGGCACATTCGCTTGAGCGACATTAGCCCAGGCATCAGCCATTTGCTGCCGTGCGAACTTCTCGAAGTTGTCAGCCTGGAAGTTATTCCAGCTCGGCAGATCAACGTAGAAGTCGTCAGGCATCAGGCCGCCGCATCGTCCTTCGTGAACCGACCTCGGATGTGGCCGATGAACGCAAGGCGATCCATCGTCTGCTGGTCGTCCAGCAGCTTGTGCGCCGAACAGGACCCTTCATTCGCCACACACGTGCAGTTCTTGGCGATCGCTTTGACCAGATGCTCAAGGTCTTCAGTTGAGCCGTGCCAAACGGTGATATTCGCCATGCTTCATCCCAGTGGGATCGCGGCTCGCTGGCCCACTCTCGACTGCTGGTACGACTGCAGGAAGCTCGGCAGGCTGAACCCGGACGCCTTAAGCCCAGAGCCGAACAGCGCCATTTCATCAGGAGTCAACTGCTCGAGGGCCTGTGGCGCCAGACCCGTGCCGCCGGTCCTGCCGATGGCGCCGATCAACCCCAGTGCTCGGTCTTGCTGTGTCGGAGTGAGCGAGCCGGCGATCGCCTGATTGACGGGCGTGCCGGTCACCGCGGCCGCCTGTGCGGTCGGGCTGGCTGCCGGGTTGCTCTGCAGCGCGCGCATTGTGTCTGCTGGGCCAGTAGCAGCCCCTGTGGGCGTCGCTGACGCCGGCGTATTGGTCACACCAGGCGTCGCGCCCCCGGTAAGCTGCTGGGCCAGCGTATCCATGTTCTGTGCGATCGGCGCAGTGTCGCCCGTAGCACCGAAGGCCGGCATGGTCAGCCCGTTCTGGAGCGCTGACAAGAACGTAGGCACACCCGGATTCCCCTGCGCGCCGCGGAAAAAGTTGGACTGCTGGAAGTAGTCGGATGGTCCGCCCAACTGTGCTGCCTGACCCAGATAGCTCAAGCCAAGATTGGCCTGCGCCATCTGAATCTGGTTCATGATCTGCTGAATCGTGGCTTCCTGGACCTTGATGTTGACCAGGGCCGTCGGCAGCCCAGCTTGTTCCCACTGCTGCTTCTGGAAGTCGAGCTGCGCCTGAAACTGCGCCTGGTTCTGGGCCAGCTGCTGCTGGCTGAAGCCGGACGACGCCTTGAAGGCATCGAGAATCGACTGCTGGTCGGAGCTGACCCCGCCACCGGCGCTACCGCCAATGCTCGCCGGCGAGCTCGTGACGCTTGCCTGACCGCCTGGGTGGCCAGCCTCGAGCACAACGTTGCCGCTCGAGTCGGCGCCTACCCAGTTGCCGGCGTCACGCGCGGCCTGGCGGCCCGCATAGGTACTCAGATCCCAGGTGTCAGCCATGGACTAGCCTCCCCACTGCACGCCCTGCTGGGCAAGTCTGCGCTTCGCTTCGGCTACCAATTCGGCCGGCCACATGCCCTCGACATCGGCCGGTGTCGCCGGTTGCTGGGCCTGCATGAACGCGGGCATTCCATTGCGCGCGGCACTCTGGGCTGACGTCTCGGGCGTGTAGTTGTAGGTCACCGGAGTAGGTGCATATCCCGCGCCCGCCGGCTGTTGCGGCGCTGGAGATCCACCCGGCCCACCGATGTTGATAGTGATTGGCGTCTGCGAACCGGGATGCTGCGCCATTGGCATAGCCGGCATGGCCGTTGGTGCCTGCTGCGGCATGGACTGCGGCGCACCCATCGACTGCATAAGCGGCGACTGCGCCTGCGGGATCTGACCCATCTCGCCCAGGTTGGCCTTCATCATGTTCAGCGCGGCGATCAGTCCACGGCCAGCGGCATCGGAGCCGGGCGCCACGGTGTTGTTGAGCGAAGAGAACGTGTTGAACAGTGCCGTAGTACCGCTGGTGTAGTCGTTCATCCGCTGCCCGGCCAGCACGGCATCCTGACCGCGGCGCGTCGTGTCCTGCTCAGTGTTGAACTTGTTCTGCTCGAATGGCGTGGTGCCCTGGATCGCGCTCGTGATGTGCTGTTGCAGCAGCGCGTTCCCCTGGGTCGGGTCGAGCTGTCCGCTGGCGATCAGGTTCTTGATCTCCTGGATGCGCTGCGGCATCGCATAGAGGCTGCCCAGCTGGCGCTGCTGCGTCGTCGCCTGGGTGGCTTCAGTCTGCGCCTGGGTAAGCGGAATGCCCGCCTTCGTCGCCTCGACCTGCGCCGCTGTGGCAATGACCTGTTCACGGGTTAGTCCGGTTTGGGCAGCGACCTGGTCGGCCTGCGCATCGGTCAGCCTACCCTGGGAACCGAGCAGCGCGATCTCGGCTTCGGTGTGTTTGACCTGTGCCTCGGTGAGCCCGGTCTGCGCGGCAACCTGCGAAGCCTGGGCTTCGGTCAACCGCTGCTGCGCGCCCACAAGCCCCGTTTCCGCGGCCGTCCGCGCGGTCTGCGCTCCGGTGAGCCCAGTCTGCGCCTGGGTCAGCCCGGTTTGAGCCTGTGTCTGGGCCGTCTGTGCCTGCACCAGCGGGATCTCAGCGCCCAGTCGCTGAGCCTGCGCCTGAGTGCTGGCCACATTCGCCTGGGCCTGCTGTGTGGCGATCTGGGCCTGCTGGATCTGGTCGGGGGTGGTTGCCGTCAGAACGGCCGTCTTTGCGTTCTCTGCGGCCGCCTGAGCCTGCGCGTAGCTCGATTGCGCGCGGATCTGGTTCAGGCGGTCGGGCTGGGTAGCCTGCGACTCCTGAATGTCGTACTCGATCTTCTTGCCGTTCCAGCGGGCGGCATTGGCTTGCGACTGCAGCAGGTCACGAGCGGTCGGGTCGGACCGCTGGACGATCTTGTCGACCTCGTCGGCCTTATTGTTCTGGGCCGTCTGGAGGTCGCCCGCGGCCTTCGCCCACGCCGTCTGCGCGGTCTGCAGGGCGCTCTGGTAATCCGACAGGAAAGCGATCTTGGACGGGTCGCTCTGTGCTGCGACCAGCGCTTGCCGGGCCTGGTTGACCGCAGTCTGTGTCTGCGCGTACTGCGACTGCGCGGTCTGTACCGCCTGATCGAGCTGGTTGTAGAGCGCCTGGTCATTCGCCGACAGACCTTGCAGCGGGATCGTGGGCGCAGCCGGACTGAGCGGGGCTGCCGTGGCGCCGGTGGGCGGCGGGTTCTGGGTGTTGTACGCCGGCTCGCCAGGCGTCCCGTAGTCGTTCATCGTCATGTGCTACCGCCCCCTCCCTGCTCAAATCGCGATGCTGTCTGAAACGCTCGCTCCGCCCGCTGTACTGCCGCCTCCGGCTCGAGGTCTTGCACGGGCGCCACTATCAGCCGATACGGGTAGACGGCCTGTATGGCCCCTAATTCAGCCTGCTTGTGGGCGACCTGGACATCGGCTGGCTGCGGGTTCGGATTCTGGCTCAGCGCCTGGGCCAGCAGTGTGTCGTGGATGTTCCAGAAGTCGGCCGCCGGGTCCTGGCTGGGCGTGAAGTGCCACATGGCATGAACGTCCTGGGGGCTGAGCGTCTTTGACTCGGCCGGCACCTGATCCCAGGAATCGGCCACACGCTGCGCGCGCTGGTCGGCCATATCGTTGTAGAGGTTCGCGCGGAGCTCCATGCGGTTGTGCGCGTCAGCCATGGCTAGAGCCTCTCATAGATGACCGGCGTGATGCGGAGTAAGACGCGGCCACGCTCGAAGACGATCTTGGGGCTCGGGGCAAACCCACCAGCAGAGATAGCACCAGCCGTGCCGAGTCGCGGCAATGCCGCTGCACCGGCGAGGGCATAGGACTCGACCACTGCGCCGGTGCTGCCAAGTTTCTGCAGTGCGGCTGAGCCGGCGAGGGCGTACGACTCGACGACGGCGCCCGTGCTGCCGAGCTGCGGAAGCGCGGCACTGCCAGCGAGAACGAACCCGCCAGAAATGGTGCCGGTTGAGCCCAGCGGAGGGAGGGCCGCCGAACCGCTGAGAGCATACGATTCGACGACGCTCCCGCTACTGCCCAGCGTCGGGAGAGCGGCTGAGCCGGAGAGGGCGTAGCTTTCGGTGACCTGAGCAGCACTGCCGAGTCTGGGGAGTGCTGCGCTGCCGCTGATCGCATACGACTCGGTGACCTGAGCGGTTGAGCCGAGTGCGGGCAGTGCTGCGCTACCAGCAAGCGTGTAGCTCTCGGTGGCCTGGGCAGTCGATCCCAGGCCCGGCAGTGCGGCCGAGCCTGTGATCGTGTTGCCAGTCGCAACCGACTGGAAGAGCAGCAGCAGAGACACATCGGCCTACTTGTAGAAGACATTGCCCAGGACCACGTTCGCCGCGAGTGCGGTCGCGTCGGTGTCGCTCACGGCCGCGGTGACTCGAATACCGATGCCCGTCGTGAATTGCAGCCCTTGCGTCACCGGCAGCACCAAGCCCGTGCCTGTCGTGTTGCCTGGGATCGCCGTCCGGTAGACGATGTTCGCGTTATCCGTGGTCGCGGGCGAGGTCGTCTGGTTGTAGAGCCGAACATAGGCAATCGTCGCGCTGGTGTTCGTGAACGTGAGTCCGTAGACCTGACCAGGGCTTGCCTTGATCGAGGCGGCCTGCACGGCAGCTGTGGACAGGAACGAATAGACCGAGCACCCGCCGCCAATCGCGGGCTGGAGCATCGCCGAAGGCACCGGCTCCGTCGGCATGCTCTGCATGGTGATGAGCACGGTTGCCGTGCCCGATGTCCATGCGGTCGCCCTGACGCGGATCTGGGTCCACGCGCCGATGAAGATATCCCAGGCGCGTAGCGTGTTCGTGAGCGTCGTGCCGCCAGTCTCAACGATGCCCGTATCGGTGCGCTGGCCTTGCAGAGCGAACCAATTGCTTCCGTCAGGCGTGCCCTCGAAGACGAACGTCACGCCCGCATAGGTGCCCGCGACCGCGATGGTTGCCAGGTTGTAGCCAGTCGCGCCTGTCGCCGTAACCGTGCTCGTGGCCGTCGTGATCGTGCCGGACTGGAGCGAAGACTGCTTGCCCTGGATCGGGAATGGAGTGGTCTGGCCGTACTTGGTCGTCCCGTTCAGGTCGCCGTCCATGATCTTGACGTACTGGACTTCGACCGTGCCGAGCGTGCCATCGACCACTTCATCGGTCGCCACGGTCTGCGTGGCATTGCTCGCGTCTTTGATCGTGACGTTATCGGCCATCGACTACGCTCCCACTCCAAGCAGCATCAGCTGCTGCTGCGCTGCTGCGGCGCCTGCTGGCCGAACGGATACCTGCCAGGCAACCCACGGGGCCGAAGACCCACCGTTGAACGATGCCGCGGCTACAGAGCCTGGCGTGTTGCCCAGCGCAAGACTGGCACATGCGATCGTGCGGCCTGAGTTGACGGACAGCAGGTTGCTGTAGCCGCTCGGAGCGCTCCAGGTGTTCGCGGTGTTATCCATTGACGAGAACGCAAGCGCCCAGGCATTCGCCGTCGCGAACGTCGTCGCTGGTGCCTGTGGGGTGCTGGAGCCGCTCGTGCTGCCCGCGGCCGTCGGCAGCTTCGCGAGTGCGGGCCCGGTGACGTCGATGGGCGTCGCATTGTCCACGCCGCTCAGCCCGCGGATGATGTACGCATAGCCGTTCGGCGTAGCGCTGCTGGTCGTGTCGTCGGCGGCCACGAACGAGAAGGCATAAGTCGATGGCTCGCTCGCGGCCGTCGTCACCACGCGGTAGAAGATCGAGAGCAGCACGTTCGGGCCGGCGTCGTTGCCCGTAATGAGCCGCGTCCAGGTGCCGTCCGTGTTTTTGACGCGGCGGTCGATGTTGTCGGGGCTGGTGATGTTCGTATCACCCGAAAACGCTGCAAAGAGCACGGCGCCGTCCGCGAGTCCTGTCGGCTTCGACACACTCAGGGTCGAGGTCGTATTGCCGCTCGATCCGGTGTTCGTGGTCAGGCTCAGGACGGCAATCGCCATGTCAGCCGAAACTCACGTCGTAGGGAAACTGGAGCTTGCCCTCGGAGTCCGGGCGCATCTTGATCGTGCCGGGCGGGTTGTACGTGACCGTAGGCTGACCAGCCGGCAGATCGACCGGGATCTCCGTCGGCGGATTGGTGGACGTGTCGGTAAAAACCAGCGTCGGTGTAGCCGCGGCTGGCTTCGTACACGTGACCGCGCTGATATTTCCATTGGTCGCGTTGTAGGTGACCGTGACCACGATCTGACCGTCCGGCGTGTCTTCTTGGGCAAGCGTTCCGGTAGCCATCTATGCAGCCTCCGTGATGCTGTGGCTCGAGAGTGTGAGCGTGGCGCCCGACGTGATCGACGTCGGTGTGACCGTCATGTCGGTGCCCACATCACCCTGCAGCTGGCAGACACCACCACTGGTGTAAACCCGGAAAAAGCTGGCTGTGCCGGTGTTCGCCGCGGTCGCGGTGAGCGGCGTGCCATTCAGCGCAGCTGAGACGGTTGCGCCCTCGGCGCCTGTAGCCGAAGCGTAGGCCGTGGCGCCCAGCGTGAACGTGCCGAGCAGGTTGCTTGCCGCCGGGTCGGCGGTGCTCGGCGTGGCTGGCTTCGTACCAGCCCACACTTTGATCGTGCCCGTGGAGCCGACGGCCGTACTGACCGCGTTCACTCTGGTCTGGCGTAGGGTGTTCAGGACGTTGACAGTCATGGGCTCCTCTAGCTGTAGGACAGGCTGGCGCGGTTGGTCCAGGCGCTTGCGAACGTGGCTGCCCCGCCCGCGAACTCAACGGCAACCAGGTTGCCGCTGGTGTAGGTGAATCGTTTGATCTGCCAGGCTGCGGCCGCCGTCGACGTTGCCGGCTGCGCGCGGCCCAGGTAGATCAGGTTTCCAGAACCGTCGTAGTCGAGCTGGGTTGTGAAGTCAGCCATATCCGGGTCCAGCGGTGTGCCGTGGGTGTGGTCCTGCCGCGCGTAATTGGTGCTGCTGCCAACGGCCGGCGCCTGGCCGTAGGTCGTTTCGCTGACGACTGAGCCAGCGGGAATACCCGTGCCGCCGGGAATGGTGATGACCGTGCGCGTCCCGTCATCGGTGACCGTAACGCCCGTACCAACGAAGTTCAGGATGGCTCGAGCGATCTGCGCTGCCCCTTCATCCTGGACGACCGAATACCCGCCACCACCAGCACCGGCCACAGCGTCGATGCCGCCGGCAGCATGAGCCGCGGCGTGGAGCTTGTAGTCGTCACCGTTGAGTCGGACGCGCGTGCCTGCCATCAGGCAATTTTCCCTAGTTTGCTGGTGCGCAAAGCGTGCGATAAATTCATCAGCGGCCTGCCGACGCATTTGTCTGCAGTAAGAATCTGCATGCCTGCCATCAGACTGCTGTCTCCGCCGGCTGACCTGTGGCCTGGATGACGTTGGACTGCGCGCCGTTCATCGTCTGGCCGCCCATGATGCCGGCCACAGCTGAGGCGGCAGGATTGCCCGTACCGACCATGCCACCTGCCGGCTGACCGTTGGGCGAGGGCCGCGGCGGCATCATCACACTCGGCGTGCCGCCGGGACCGACTTGGCCTTTGTCGCGTAGCCCGGCCAACTGCTTGAGCTCCTGGTTGCCGCGTTTCCGTGCTGCCAGTTGCAGCACGTACTGCTGGCCTTCGGGACTATCGAGCTGGTGCTGCACCCAGAGCAGGTCTTCTTGTTCCTCCGGCTGCTCGAAGCCCGCCATTTCCTCCAGCCATGTCACCCGCGGGATCAGCTCGTCTTTGACGAACACACTACCTGCCTGCATGAGCGGGAGGTTGCTGAATCGCGGCGTGGGCAGCACCGCATCGATTTCGTAGCTACCCTGGAAGTCATCAGGACTAATCTCGAGCACGGACGTAACCGTGGGCTTCTGGTTGCCCTTACCGCGCGTGACCGTGGCCTCGACCGGCACCGGCTCACCGCTGTTGCGTCCGATGGCCGCGGCAATCTCGCACACGCCTTCGGCAATCGCTTCCCACGCTTGTAGCGCGCCCTCGCGGATCTGGCGCAGCATCACGTCAGCGCTGGCCGATTGCACCGCACCCTGGAAACCGCTGTCCGCGCTGCTGGTGTCGATCGTGTGGCTGGGCGTCATGCTGTTGAGCGTGCCCGTGGTCATGCTGACCAGGTCGCCCGCATCCTTGTTCGTGCCAGGATGAAACATCGGCTGCACGTCACCAGGGATGACTTGCAGCTCCATCGGTTTGATCTCGAAGCTCGCGGGATGACCAATCTCCATCCACGCGCCAAGCAGATCCTTATCGAGCTTGATCGCACTACCGCCAAACGACCAGCGGAACGAATGCGCGGCAATCGCGGTCAACGTCTGCTGTGCCCCGCGAATCAGCCCCAAGAACGGCGCCAAGAACGGGATGCCCTTGAGCGCGGCATCGGTCTCATTCGCGTGGTGAGCCCCGTAGAAGTAGCCACCGAGCAGCTCGCAGATGCCGTACTCGCTCTCGAGGTCGATCACCGCATCCTTGCCGTTGAATTGCAGGTCGTAGCGCGTGTTCTGGCCACCCTCGAGCTCGTAGACGATCTGACCGCCGATGTGGAGCTCGTACAGCGTCAGGGTCTGCCCTGCGCCACTCAGCGCCTTGCTGCGCAGTGATTGCGCCTGCGGGTTGTCGGGGACCTCGCTGCCCAGGATGGTCCACGAGAAACCGTCTTTGCGGAGGCTGACCGCAGTTCGTCGGGACTTGACCAGCAGGGCGTCGACCTTGCCCGTTGTCGGGTCCAGACCGATCGGCAGGCACATGGCGGCCGGCAGGATACGGACGACCACTGGCACCTTCTTGGCCTTTGCCTCGCGCTGGTACTTGGCGAAGGCGTCGCTCGACTTGCTGCGGCTGACCTTGAATCGGCGCTTGCTGTCGCTGGTGTAGTAGCTATCCTCGGGCGAACGGTTCTCGGCGTCCCGCTGAAAGATCGGGTCGATGATGTCGTTGCCCTGGCCGTCCTGCTCACCCGTGGTGAAGCTGATCAGGTTGGACCACGCTTTCGGCGCCGGGCTGACGATCACCGCGAATTCACCATCATTGGTCGCGTGGGCGAGCAATGCTTCCCAAAGGTCCTCGCCGTTGGCCTTCAGCGCGTCGTCCATGCACGCCTGGACCCACTCTTCGACCTTGGACGCCAGCCGGCGCGCGGTTGGGCCTTCACCGTTCGGATCGCGTCTGGCCGTCGGCCGCTTGCGACCCAAGAAGTTGACCACGTCCTGGCCGAGCGTGGTCGGATGTGGGAGCTCCACGCGGAAGGCATCGGGGTTTTCCCAGCCAGCGGGGATGTGCGGGTGAACCTCGCGCCGGCGGTACTGGCCGCAGACGTCGATCTGACGCCTCGAAAACTGGAAACGCGCGTACTCCGAGTCCCACAGCGCCGCCAGCTCGCCGCGGTTCGGGCTATCGGTCACGGAAGACGACCTCCGGACTCACGCCCCAAACCTGCTCGATGCGCTGATCGACCTGCTGCAACCGGTCAACCTCAGCCACCGCAATCCGCACATCGGACACGTACCGCTCCATGCGGCAGCACTCGATGTCGTCGCAGTTGCAGAGCACGTAGACCTCGTGCGTCACGCCGCGCGGAACTCCAACGGACCGATATCCACCAGCCTGAGCGTGCCGACCGTGACCGTCGGCGTGGGCGTCCTGGTCGGGCCGAGCGTAGGAGTCGGCGTCCGGGTAGCCGTCACGATCGGCCGCGGTGTGGGCGTGGGTGTCGCGCGCCGGCGCAAGCGATGCGGCCGCGTGAAGCCTGCCAGCGGCAGCACCGCCACCACACCAGCGAACGATGCCAGGAGCGCTCGACGGGTCGGCATCAGCGCTTCTCCGGCAGATCCCAGGCGAGATTGCCCGCGGGCTGGCTCAGGCGAAGCTGCTTGCAGTCCATCTGGCTCTTGAGAGCCTGGTACGTGCTGAGCCGCATACGGCCGCAGCCGTGATCGCCCCACGAGTCGGACCATGAGTTGTGAAAGCGAATCACGCAATAGTCGAGACTTTTCTCCGACCACATCTCTAGCGCTTCAACGTAAACCTCGTGGCCACCAGCGATATCCGACTGCTGCCATTTGCGGTTGTCGTCGATGAACCCGCCCTTCGGCTCAAAGAACGCTTCGTACCACGGCATCCCGATCATCACGCCGCCGGTCTGCAGTAGCACCGCCATAGAGCGAGCCGTGAGCGCCCAGGCGTAGGAGTCGATCAGGCCGCTAGCCTTCAAAGCCCGACAAACACCCAAGCCGCTACTGCCCGTATCGTCCGGCGGGTACGTGCCAGGGAAACCATCGGCGACTGTTGCCTTGTGGTAAACCTGTACCGCGAACGATTCGTCCAGTGGGCCTGAGAGCGCACGATTAGGCGACGGTGGGAGCATCGCCACCCCGTACAGTGCCGACAGCGCATACGTGCCCGCATTGCCCGTACAGCTGCCCAGGTTGCCCTGGTCGAGCGTGGGAATCTTCGGCAGCCATTCCGCGGGCTTGATCGGACGCCGTGCCTTTTCAAGCGTGACGGCGTAGGTCAGGCTGCGCGCGTCGAGCTCCAGGTTGCGGCCAAGCGCCATGCCTGGCTTGCCGTTCTGCGGGATCTGGTGAAGCAACGTGCCTTTGTCGACGAGCATCAGTCAGCCAGCGCCACCGCCGCGTTTGCCCACATGCGGCATTCCTGCAGCTTCGTGATTGCGAGCGCTCGCTCTCGGCCATCGGGACAAGCGTCTAGGATGCCGTCTCGGACAGACATAAACATTGCCGTCAATGCGTCATACGTGAGTTGCTGCTCAGCGGTCGGCTTCTGGTACTCGAATGCATCCTTTGGCATCTATCGCCTCACCATCCAGTCCGCGGGGTTCGTGGTCTTCGGCGCCATACCGACGCTCTGGCGCAGGGGCATACCCGTACGCATCATGGAGCCGATCATGGCGTTCTGCTGCTTCCTGGTCGTTGCCTGGGCTCGGTGATGCACCGCCAGAGCCAGAGCACACACACAGTCGTCATGCAGGCCCTCAGGAGCCGTATACCGAACCCCGGTGCGCGTGTACTCATACTCGAACGTCTCCAGCTCATTGACAATCGGGCCTTCGGGATAGCCGACCTGCCGCGACTGAATCGCCACGGCCAAGCCTTCCATCAGCATCTGCTTTGACGGGGCCGTGAACTTGAAGCCCTCGTAGGCTGCGCCAGAGGCTTGTAGGGCCTCGAGGATCGGGTCACCTACTCCGGTACTGTCCACGAGCGCCGGCGTGCGCTGTGTGGCGTTCTGGATGGCTCTGAGCGTGTCCTGCCATGGTCGCTGCCACCGCTCGAGCCTGCAGGTCTTGCCATGGCTGCAGAGCGCGATGCCTACGGTCCAGTCCTGGGATTTCGCCAGATCCCATCCCCACACTTCTGGCTCGCAGTTTGTGTGGAGATACTCCACGGCTGCTCGTATGGATGCCAGACCAAACGGATTGCCACCATCGTCGGACGGTTCTGCGGCGTAGAGCTCTTGGAAGACGGCCGCGGGCAGCTGGGCTCGAGCATCCTCGATTTCATCACGACTGAGGACACCAGCTTCCACAGCGTCAGACGCCGTGATCTTGAAGTACGCCATATCAGGCGCACCAGACTCAGCACGTCGCGCCAGGTGATATGCCCAGTTGCGCCGGCCCTTGACGTTGCCAATGACCCGAATAGGTCCTCGAGTGGCAGTGAGTGTGGACCTGACGGCATGCCAGGCTTCCTCCTTGCAGCGTGACGCTTCATCGATAACCGCGGCGTAGACGTCCTCGCCATACAAGCTGTCGGGGTTGTCGGCACCCTTGAACCAGATGGTCGTGCCGTTGGGCAGTGCGATCGTCAGCCGCGATTCGTTCGCGTGGAACATCTCGGCGGGCAGCCCGTGCTTCATGCGCCGAAATGCAATCTCGGCCTGCAGGTAGATCGGGCTGACCCACCAATACTGCTGCCCGTTACTACCCTGCATAGCTTGCTCGAGCAGCCACACGATGCACGCCACGGTCTTGCCGCTTTTCGTGCTCGCCTCGATGACGCTGTACCGCTGGTCGTTGAAGACGGCGCGCGTCTGATACTCGGCCATCCACGGCCGGGTGTAGGTCGCCGAGCTGAGCCTAGTCGCCGTCGCTGGCATTGGCAACCTTGGCTTGCTGGTTTCGGAAGCCAACTGTCACACGGCAACGCTCAGAGCAATACTTCTGGCCCACCCGCGAAACGATGAACCCGTGATGGCACTCCACACAGATGCCAAGGATTTGAACCGGCACCCCCTGCACTGGCACCTTCAAACGCATACCGCGCCTCAGCGAACCTGCCATTACTCAGACTCACCCGCCCGCTGAATCGCGAAGGTGAACAGCGGTGCGCCCGAGTCGTTGTCGTTGCTTAGCGGCTGTGTGGGCTTGCCCATGACCCGGTCCATCAGGTACTTGCCGGCTTCGCGGTCTGGTGGCCTGGTGTAGATCCGCTCCTGACCGTGGCTATCGCGCTCGCTGACCGTGACGCCCTCGACCAGCTCGAGCATTCGATCAACGATCATCGGCAGCTTGTCGCGGATCTTTGCCTCTGCCGCGGCAACCGGGCCCAGGGCCTCAGGGCCGAACTTTCGAGGGCGTCCGGCGCCAGGACGGGCACCGCCACGTCCTGAGTGAATCGGCTGGTCGGAAATCAGAGAATTCATTTAGGCAACAAAAAACGGCCCTCGCCCTGAGATGGGCGGGGCCGTGGATTCGCGCTGGTTGGGCGCGGGGCGGTACCGGTGCCGAAGATCATAGCGCATCGGCTACTGGGTCGCGCGAGCAGCAATGTATTCGTCCGTGTACCCCTCAAGGCAGTAGCACCCGTGGTTCTTGCCGCCGAACATCGCCCTATACCTAGCGGGCATCGGCAAGTCCCGCGGCGCTGGCACTGCAAATCCGCCAGTGTTGTAGTGCGGCCCGCCACCCATGCAGATCCCCAGGTGTTTCGGGTGGCCGCAACGACAGTTTTCGCTCATGGCAATTCCCCTCGCTGTTGAAATCTACGCCGCATCGCAGTCAGGCGCTTCCGTCTTGCCCTGCTGGACCAGGTAGCGGACATGGTTGGCGCCGACGAAGAACGTCACCGAGCCGACGAACTCCTGGTCCTCGACCTCGGGCAGCTGCTGCAGGGTCAGCAGCATCCGAAGCCGTCGCTTGCCCAGGTTCAGCGCCTGCCGCAGCTCGGCATACGTCGGCATGGTCACCCCCGCTCAGGCTCCGTGAGGGCGGCCTTGATTTCGCAGTGTAGATCATGTGGCTCAGACTGCTTCGCGAAGCACCAAGGGCAATCTCGCCCTGAGGGATGCTCCAGGAGTTCCAAGAGCCTCTTGTACCGGTCGCGCTCACGGGTGACTCGCTCAAGGTCGGCCTGCAAGTCCCGAAGGCGAGCACCGAGTTCAAACTCAAACTCAAGATGCTGCGCGATGGTCATGTCGCTCACGCCTTCCGCTCTCCCTGCTGCGCGGCCTGCCGCAACAGCCAAGCCCCAATGGAACACAACGCAAACGGGTGCTCGCGGCACTGGCGACAGAGAGCCAGATGGTCGTGAAACTCATCGGTCTGCATCTCAAGCCCTACCGATCTGGCCATTCGCCGGTCTCATACCCATGCTGGACTTCGTCGTCACTGAGCGCGCGGGTGAACACCTTGACATCCATGACGTCGGTTAGTGCCTGCTGCTCAGTGTTGCTGCGGTCGAGGGCTTCACGAAGCATCTCAGCACACGCGCGCAGCGCTTGGTTCGTCGCATCGGCACGCTCCGACTTGTATTCGTTGGCTATGTCGGATTGCCTCAGAGCCATATCGACCCACCTGTCCGGCAATTCCCGTACTTCAGCGATCACCCGGTCCTGAGCAGCGATGCGGGCCTGAGCTTCGGCCAGTTGCTGATCCAGTTGCTCGATCAGCAGGTTCCGTAGTGCGATGCTTACGGCATCGTCATGACGCTCGCTCGCCTCACTGGCGGCTTGTGGTTCAGCGGTCCGATCGGTCATGCGACGCCCTCCTGGTGTTTCTTGCAGGTACAGCCGAATTGCTGATCCTCGATCAGCCGATGAATCTCGCGAATGCGGTCGAGCGTTGCTTCGATCTGCTCGGGTGTCCTGGTGCCGTCGACCAGCTGCAGCCCGCCCGCGTTCCGCGGCAGGCCGCAGAACATAAACCGATCCGGGTATTCGCCGTAATGGTCGGCGTGCGCCAGCGAGTACAGCACTGGCTGAAATGGCTCCCGGTCTGCCTTGTCCGCGGCCAGCTTGAATGCCGCCATTTTGAAGTCCCACACTTCATGGTCGTTGGACAGATCGAGCAATCCAGTAAACGGGATGTTGATGCCCGGGATGATCATCCAGAAATGCCGCTCGGGGATACCGACCAGCCCTAATTCGCGCACCATTTCAATCAATTCGAGCCCGCGGGATAGGCCTGCATCGGGCATGGAAACGCCCGCCTCGGCAAGCAGTTTTTTGGCGTTGTACCAGTACCGGATATACGCCAGCTCGTAGTCCTGCCCGTTGTAGTGGGCCTCGAGCCCAGCGTGTACCGCCTTGCCCAGCCACTGTTCCCAGCCTGGCTGCTCGGGCAGCTTGAGCACATACCGCTCGGCGTAGGCCGCCGGGCAGCGGTCGTACAGTGCCAGTCGCGAGGCCGACAGGTAGGGCGGGCGGTGCTCAGGCATCGTTTTTCCACACCCCTGCCGTCAGCTCTGGACACTGACACGTCCTCCCCCCCTTTAGGGGGGGACGTGTCCAGAGTTTCGCTGTCCAGAGTTTGAGATTGAGCGTGTCCAATGGACACAGTGGACTGTCCAGAGTCATCCGAAGATCCCAGGCGCCCCGGAGGCAGCCGAAAAACGAGCGTCGCTGGTCGACCCAGACCGCTCGACCCAGCCCAGCGCGACCAGCCGCGAAAGGGCTCGCTGGGCCGTCTTGTCCTTGATGTGGGCCAGCTCGCAGATGTCGTGTTTGCTGAGGGGTTTACCGAAGCTGTTATTGATTACCCTCATGACGGAAGACTCGCTGTCGGTCAGTTTCGGCTTACCAGTTTTCAGGCTGAACCCTTCGCTGCCGTCGAAGTGAATGCTGATCGGTGTTTGTTCCTCACCGCGAAACTTGGGGAACGTCATGAACGCCTGGTCCCGAATCGTGCCACTCAGGTGAATCATGACGTCACTGATAGCTGACTTTGTTCTGCCGCCATAGAGCGTATCAATGGGGTCTACGGGCTGCATTGTTCCCGTCGGTTTGCGCGTGTGGTCGATGACGATATTCGACATCTTCATGGTCAGCGTCCACTGCAGCAGTCGAGACAGGGGCTCCAGTTCCTTGCTGCTGAACTTTTCAGACGGGACCAATCGCTCACAGGCGTCAAGCCCCAGAACCAGCGGCTGCCAGGGAGCCTTGGCGACCATTGCCTGCACCTGAGCAACGCCAGCGTCATCCATCAGCCGTATGCCCTTGACGCGGTTGGTCAGGAAGGGGATGGTGTCCACGTCGATGTCGTAGATGTCGGCCAGCATCTCCACGTAGTCGGAGATGACCGAATCGGGCGAGTCCTCTTCGATCAACAGGACGGGCCCATGGACCAGCTTGCGTCCACAGAACGTGTCCTTGCTGCTGTCCGCAATGTGCATCAGCGCAGCCAGCCAGAACAGCGTCTTGCCCGCCCCAGGGCCCGAGTAGACCCAATGGGTACGCATCTCCCACAACATGCCCTCGGCCAGCTGGCGGCCGTGATCGGGCGCCGCCCGCACGACTTCGCCCAGCGTCCGCCATGGCGATTCTTCGACGACCTCCCCCGTCGCCGGATCAACGGTGTATGACGGCGCGGCTACGCTGCCGCCCGGAATGACCAGGTGCAAGCCTGCGCCGGGCCCGCTGTAAAACTCTGTCTTGCCCTCGAGCGCTTTGCCGATGGTGGAGTCGCGGTAATCAGCCCGCTCCCACTTGTCGCGCATCAGCCCGCTCGAGCGGAACAGGCTGTCCAGCCTCGCGGGGTCTGGCCCGGTCCAGAACGACAGGTGGTTGACCAGCGCGAGGTCGGCCTCCGACTGGCTGTGGTATTGCCCGCTCCAGTCTCCATTCCAGAGCGCCCAGAATGCCGTGCCGTTGGCCGCGTTGCGCGCTCGCTCGATCAGCTCGCTATCGCTCAGGGCCAGCGGAGAGCGCTGTACGAGGGCCGTCGGCCGCTGCTGGACGACCGGGCCAAAGACTTCCTCGTGCCACACGCTGAGCTCGTCTGAGCGGTCGTAGATGGCGTCTGGCGTGCCGGGCAGCCGATTGCCCGTGATCGTCAGAAACCGCGCCTGGCTGTAGATCTCGAGCGGCCCTTTGCGGCGCCCGTGTGGCGGCAGGGTTCCGCGAATGAAGATCCGTAGCCCGGTCTGCGACGGGCTGATTTCGGTGTAGCTGTTGAGCCGATCGACGATCTGCCTGGCCCACGTCTGGATTGCGCCGGAGTCCCGGTCGCGGCACTTGTCCAGGTCGACGCCGACATACGGATCGTCCGGCGACAGGACGTAGCCGATGCCGTCGAGCTGCGCTGAGCCGTGATACGTGCTCAGCGCTTCGCTGTAGCTCGCCCAGGTGTGCGGGTCAGTCGAGGATGCCCGTTGCCCCGTACGCGGGTTGTACGGCACTTTGGTTGGCTTCTGAGTGCCGTCCCGGTCGGCGCGCAGCTCGAGCCGCCACACGACCCATTGGGGTCGTGCGGCGAGCTCCGACGGGGCGCTCGGCCCCGTCGGCTGACTGAACCAATTACCAGGGGAGGCTGACACCAGCTGGCGCCTGTGGGGCTGCAGCCGCTACGGGCTCTGGGGGTGGCGCCGCCTGCACGGGCGGGATAGCGGCCGACTGTGGCATCGGTGCAGCGGCTGGTGTTGCCCGCGGCCCGAGCTTCATGATCTTCAGTCGTACGCCTGGGTCCTGGCCGTCTTCGCCGCCGACCTGCTTTTCCTCGAACAGCGCCACGGCGACTTTGCCGACCAGGTGTCTAGGCAGATCGCCTTTGATCTGGTCAAGCTCTTCATCGGTCAGAACGCGGCCGAGTAGCGCTTCGGTCCACAGCCGCGCGGTTGCTGTTTGGCCGCCAGCCCGTTTCGGCTTGCCGAGCTTGCTGCTGGTGTAGTCGAAGTGCAGGAACGGCTGGCCCGCGGTGTCGAGCACCGGCTCACCGGTTTCCGTGGCCATCTGGAACTTCCACAAGATGCGGTGTGTCGGATTCTTCGGGTCGTCGCCCGGTTGGGGGAATCGGGACGGCCCCAGGTCGACCAGCTCCTGAACGCGCAGCAGGTAGCGCTTGAGCGGATCGATTGGCGTGGCGGGCGGGGTATAGGTGACGGTGCTGATTGGAGACTGGAACATGGTGTTGTGTCTCAGTAGGCGTCTGTCTGGCCGGACGCATTAGCCGCTATCTGGTCGTTCACCGCTTCGTACTCGAATTCCAGAATGAGCGCGCGTCTCCCTTTCTCGACGACCATCTCGACGCGCTCCTGTCGCAGATGGTCAGAATCGTCAGCTTCGAGATAGCCGGCTTTCACCAGGCCGTCGCGGACGGCCTTCATAACGCCGGTAGCAAAGTTGTCGTCATCCCGGTTTCGCTTGACCGGGAAGACGAATGTCGGTCGGAGCGTCACCATGCCGCGCATGGGTTGCAGGTCGAACCGCGCCAGGACTTTGACGTGCTCATGCACGCCCTTTCGGGCGCGTGCCTTCGCCATATGATGGGCAGTCCCGTTCGGCGATAACGTCCGTGCGACATCAGGCCGCGGAAAGTTGTTGAGCGTGAGGGTTTGCTTCATCGTCACGTCCAGCAGTAGCCGCTCGTGCAAGCGGCATCCTGGTCGTCGAACATCGCCGATTGCTCTGCCCCTTCCGGGATGGCCACGTCTAGCGGCTTGAGCCGATCTGTAAGCCACAAGCGGCTTTTGCCGAGTCGGTCGCGTTTCGCGTTTACTTCCTGCTCCAGCGCCACGGCTCGCTGGAACATCTCTGGCTCCCGCAACCGCATCGTTGCCCACGTCTGCCGGGAATGGAACGGGCAGAACCAGCACGAGCTCTTCGGCGCTGGCGGCAACCCTTCCTCGGCCACGATCCTCAAGCAGTCGGCAACCGTGATCTTCTTGTCGATCAACGGGAACACCTTCTGGAAGGTCATGCCGTCGACCGTTGTTTCGGACGTCGACATACGGTGTACTTCGTCCCATGAGATGCCCAGCCCAACCTCCCACGGCTGCGGCCATTTGAGGGTCTTTCCGAGATAGCGGGCGACAGGCCGGATTTTCCAGTCGTACGTACACTGCCGATTCGCCGGCGCACCGCTATCATTCATCCGCATCGGGATCGGTACGCCTGTTCGGTCACGATGAACCTGCGCGAGCAGATCTGGGTCGCGCCCGTCGCGGTACTCGCGCTGCACCGTGACCAGCTGGATACCGTGATGCTCGGCGTATGGCCGGGCAACCTCGCTCACGTATTCCAGCGTCGCGGGGTTTTCCGCTTTGTCCCCAACGTTGGCCCAGACGAAGCAATCAGCGTCCATCTCGCCGCGAGCAGCAAGTACCAGCGCAGCCATTGACTGTCGCCCGCCGCCGAAGCTGAAGGCGCGATTCACGCGGCGACCTTGCCTGTGCGTTCCTGTTGGATGATCCGCCGTGCCATCCGACGTACCCGTCGATAGCACGGCAGACACATATCGGATCGTTCGGCCTGTCGACCTTCGATCCGGCAGACCGTGCAGTCGGTACGGACTACAGCCAGGCGCGTGTGTTTGCGGCTATCCCACGCGAGGGGCATACCCTTTGCGATCCAGTAACGAGACATCGCGACGACGACTCGCCAGCATGGCGGACAATACGCATTCAGTCGTCCGCTGGCCTGTAGCTGGCGCTCCCGCAGCTCGCACATTGGACAGAGCTTCATGGCTTCGGTCCCCAGGTCTGCGCGATATAGAGGCACAGCGCCGCGAACGAGATGAAGATCGCGGCCTGCACCAACGGGTCATGCCACCACGGGCGCTGCTGCTGTTGGCAGTACGGGCAGCGCGGCGGCGTGTGCGGGGCCATCCGATAGGCTTGCTGGCGTTTCATTCGGATAACTCCTCCCGCACCCGCGCAAAAGCCATCTCTTTTGTCAGATAGGTTGTGTGGACGTTGCGAGGGCATCCCCAGCTTTGATTGAGGACCACGGACCAGCCGGTGGCCGTGAACGTCGTAGTGGATATACCCGGCCCGCTCCCCCATCAGGAACACGTTGAACCATGTGTCTTCGCCTCCCTCTCGCAGCGGAGGGGCTGCCTTGAATACGATGCGGTCGGGACTTTCGGACAAGATACGCTCGACCTCTTCCACTGCGTTCACGTTCCCGGCTCCATGATCTTGAAGGTGTCGTGCAGCGCTGAAAGAGAGGCATTCAGCGAGTCGAATGTTGCTTGCTTCTCGTGCGCGAACTTCATCAGTGCATCGAGTGACCGCTGCGCGTGGTCGAGCTTGTCCTGTGTCTGGGTAATCAGCGGAATGACCTGAGACATGCTGGTCATTGCTTTAGCGCAGTCCTGCCAGCCACGCTTGTAGTCCTCGCTGACAGGTGCCTTCGGAGCGGCGGTCATGCCGCCCGCTCCTGAGCGATCGTGATGATGCCGACCGACAGGCCGCAGCGGAGGCAGAGGTCGCGGAAGTGCAAATACCCGTGTAGCTTGACTCGCCAGGGGGCCGTGGCATGGCCCAGCAGACGGCAGAGGATCTGGCGGTGTTCGAAGTTCACGCTTTGCCCCTCCCCTGGAGAATGGCTTCGACGTCGCTGAGCACGTCTTCGAACTTCAGCCCGGCGTCTTCGATGTGCAGCTCCAGCGCGGGGTCAGGCCACACGATGCCCAGGCTCGACGGGTTCTGCTCGGCGAAGTAGTCGATCGCCTCGAGCGCTTTGCGTCGTCGGTTCTCCGCCTGCCCCGATGCCTGGGTGAGCTCGGTCAGCGCGTGATTCAGCCGTGCCTTGCAGATGTCGTAGGCGCCTAACAGGCGGATGGACTCGGCCAGGGCTTCGAGCGCTTCCTTGCCGCTGGTGAAGCCGCCGGGTGCGGTGTTCTGGTCGGCCATCATGGCTGGCGGCCTTCGGCCTTCTCGATGATTTCGAGTGCGTACTGCCGCGCTTCCGATGTCAGGTAGCGACCATCGGCGTATGTGCCCGGCTCGTGAGTAAGGACCGCGTTGAACATCTTCACGAGGTCCAGCAACTCAAGCGCGGCGGCGATCAGGCGGGCGTTAGCTTCGGTTAGCGGTCCAGCGATGACTACGGGCAATTCCTGTTCGTCGACCGCTATCTCGCTGACTACGAAATAGTCGTCGGAGCCATCGTTCTCAACGCGCCACGGTCCGGGCGTGTGCTGTACAGTTGTGTCGGACGCGGTATCTGCCATCGACAGATCCTCCGTTCAGAATGGGCGACGTGTGCGAGCACGTCGCCTTTTCGATGCCCTGGGTGGGCTAGAAGTGGGGCAGCGGCGCGGCGCAGAACAGATGGCCGCTCACGACTTTGCAGTTCGACGGCAGCGGGAAGATGCTGGCGGACATGGACACGAACACGAGGGCCAGCGCGAGGCTGGCGAGTACGGACCGCATAGTGCGGGGCGATACCTTTCTGGGGTCCATGGCGGCTAGGCCGCGACGGCTGGCCGCGGAGCTTCGAGCCCTCGTTCAATCAGTACTTGCATCTGTGCATTGATCGAGCGACGCTCGGCCTCTGCAACGGCGCGAACCTGATCGGCTAACTCGTCAGGGAGCTGCAGCACGAACCGCTGGCGACCAGCGATAGCGGGCCTGCCGATCCTTCGGCTCAGCGTGCTTACTTGCATGCATACCAGCATAGTACTGGCCTGCACGAACTGTCAACGGTTTTGTCACAACGACTTTGCAACGGTGCAAGAATTGACTTGCATGCATGCTTGCGCTAGATTCATGCACGCATGGACGACGCGGCAGCTCAATTCAGGGAGTTCCTGAAAGCCTGGCTGGAATCGAATGGCTGGACGAAGTACCGACTCGCGACCGAGTCGGATATTGACGAGAGCATCATCAGCAGATGGCTCTCGGATGACCCCCGCCGACGGACACAGCCATCAGATGCCAAGCTTCGGGCACTGAGCGCCGTGATCCAGGTCCCTGCCGCCGATCTCATGCGCATGGCCGGACGGCTGCCCGGCCCCGTGAGCGAAGACGTGGCGCGAGCCAAGCCGTCAGTCCTGGTTCAGCAGCGGACGCTCAGCGATAACTACGATCGCTGGATGGCGGTCATGGGGCCGCGGATGGGCGAGCAGAAAGCCCACGACCACTACTGGCAGATGTTAGTCAGCAACAGCGCGAACATGGTTAGCGCGGTCGAGTCCATTCTGCAGGGTGACACGCCGCCCAGCGGATCAACCGCAGTTAGCGGCCAGGCAGACACCGCCGTTAGCGACGTGGTTAGTGACCAACCGCGGCGCGCTAACCGACGACCCGGAAAGGGCAGGGACCAGTTTACGGGTCGTTATCACCGGCTCGAAGTGTTGGAGAGCTTCGCGCTCGGCCTAGCTAATCCGCCTCTCGCCGCCTAACTGCGGCGCCAGTCACACCCCGGACCGCAGTTTGAGTCACAGATGAAGCGCAGATGAAGCGCCGTAATACATCTGTAACCGACATTTCCCCCAGCGAGGGGGCTAGCACTTCACCGCCCCCCTCTAAGGTACCGGGCATCCCGTGGAAGGGGGGAATGCCTTTGAACCTGCTCGAAGGCTTTGAGTACCACTTGCGGACTCTGGAGCGCCTGGGGCGCAGCCCTGAAACGCTCAGGCTGTACCGCATCTATGAGCGTCAGTTTCTGGTTTTCCTGGATGAAGGGGGCATTGCGCCGAGCTTCGACGCGCTCACGCCCCAGCTGGTCCTGGAGGCTCAAGGCTGGCTGCGGTCGAAGTCCGTCGGCCATCGGGCCGGCGCCACGGCTGAGCGCATGTTTGTCCTGGTCCTGCGGACGTTCGACCGCTGGGCTGTGGATAACGACCTGTACCCGGTGCCTCGGCTGGCTCGGCTCAGGAAACCGACGGTGCCGAAGATCAAGCGCAAGCCGTTCACTGAGGCTGAGGTCAAGCGGCTGTTACAGGCGGCCCTTGAGGGGTCGAACCCGCTGCGCGATCGGGCACTGCTTTTGCTCATGCTCGACACCGGCTGCCGCATTGGCGAACTGTGCAACGCGACCGTCGATGACGTCGACCTGGTGAAAGGGTCGATCCTGTTCAGGCACACGAAAGGGCGCCGACCGCGAGAAGTCATATTTCGAGTAGCCGAGCGGCGGGATGGCGGACCGTCGCTGCAGGCACTACGCCAGTGGCTCCGGGTGCGTAACGCCGGGCCAAACGTGAACGCATTGTTCACAACCAGAGAGCAGCGGGCGCTGAGCCCGCGGAGGGCGCATGAAATATTCGCTCAGTTGGGCAAAGCGGCGAGGGTGCCGAATTGCCATCCACACCGGACCCGTCATACGGCGGCAACCGAATTCCTGGCGGCGCGACCGGGGGCCGAAATCCAACTCCGGTCACGGCTTGGCCACGTCAGTGACGACGTGCTGCAGGATTACGTGACGATCAGTGATCCCACTGCTGAGTCGGCGGCCAGCATCGCGTCCGTATCGAGCAAATGGCGCCTGTGACTGCCAGAAGCGCAAACGACCGCCCGAGTCCCCGCCGGCAAGCAAAGAACTCGGACAGCCGCAAGGCCCACGCTACCGAATAGCTAGGCATCCACCACAATAACTGAATGAGGGCTAAATCCGGTTATGACTCCAGTCACAATTCGTTGACTTTCCCGTGAACATTTGCCACCGCTCCGGGTAGCGGAGTGGCGGCTTTATCGGGTCATCCGGCGACCCAGGAACATCTGCCCCAGGTCCGCGGGCGTGATGCTAGCGGGGTCCGTGAACATCGGCACGCGGGGATCGCCAAGCGCTTGAGCCGCCATAGTGCAGAGCGTCGAGCACACGACCTCGCCGCCAACCCGTAGCACCAGTTTGAACCCCAGCCGATTCCCGATCAGGTCGGCGAGCAGTGTGGACAGGCTGTACGGGCGGCCCACCATCTGCTGCTTGAGCGCTGGCCAGACGTGGAGCTCCTGGCCAGCTGGGCGCGCCTGGAGCGGGATGCGCTCTGTTGCGCCGTCGTAGGCCGCCTGGGCATCGGTGCCGGTCCTGAGCCTGACCTTCGGCCAGACTGCCTCGACGAGCTCGCCGTTGCGCCACAGCGCCGCGTGTGAGAACCGAGACGGTGAGTTGGTCGCCCAGGCGATCGCGTGGCCCAGCGCGTCGTGCTCGGCCTTCGCGGTGTAGAGCAGCAACGCGATCGTCACGTCCGCGGCGGGGTGTAGACGACCGGCGGATCGGTAATGGCGACCTTCGGGGGCGGGACGGTCTGAGATTGCGTCTGGAGCGCCACGTCGACCGCAGCCACGCTCGGCGAGGCCGTCGTGGTGTCGGACTGCTTGAGGTACTGCTCAGCGGCGACGATGGCCGCCGAAGTCAACACCGCCAGCAGATGCCGCCAGTCGTAGCTGTCGCTGGCCACAAACTGAACAATGGCATCGCCCGCGCCTGCCGCCAGGAAGACGGCCAGCAGACGGTAGAGCGTGCGCTTCGTGCGCGCGTCCATCATGTGAGCCTCGCGACGGCGAGCGCTGCAATCAGACCGAAGACGGTCGCGGCGCCGAAGGGGAACACGCCGAGCATGCCGAGCACGGCGAGCAGCAGCACCAATAAGGCGATGACACTGCCGGCGCTGAGCGGTGGGAATGTCACGATGTTGACCCTCCTGGTCATGGAACGCCGAGCCAGTCGGCAAAGTCGGGCCAGTTGCCAGCCATCCATGCCTGAGCATCAGGCAGGCTCACCAGGTCGCTGCATACCGCGCGGCGTGCAGCATTCTCGACAGCGTCCTTCCGGTTGGGCGATGCGCCCGGCTCGGGCCACAGGTTGCGTGAATCGCTGGAGCCGCCGAGCTCGATAGGCACCAGATGGTCTTCCTCGTAGCCAGAGAGCGGATCGTCCGGACGGCCGTACATGGCTAGTTGCTGCCGTTTGAGTAGGTTGGTCTGCCTTGTCGGCGGCCGCGGCAGGTTAGCCGTGACCCAGCCTGGTACACAGATCGTCTCGTGGACGTTGTCTTGGGTAACGATGTCGACCACGGCGCCAGGCGTACAGTGCGCGTCAGGCAGCGTGTAGCCGCCTGCAGCCACGATGTAGAAGCACGCCGGCACTTCGGGCTGTGCGGGCTGCCCAAGCAGCAGCAGTGCAGCAAAAAGCAGGTTCACGAAAGGATCGCGTCTGCCCTCTGGCGAATGCCGTCGGCGAGCGGAACCAGCACCGAACGCCGCGGGCCAGAGCGCCGCGTCGCCTCGCTGGCCAGTTGCTGAGCGACCGTCTGGAGCTCGCCGGCGATCTGCACGACCTGGGCCTTTTTTGCGACCCAGCCGGGATCATCGGACGTCGGATCGGATGGGATGACTCCTGGCATATCTGCCTCTTCCTCTGCGCTCAGCACGTCTAGGTCAGTGCCATCTGACTGGCTGCCTGCGTACTGTTTGATGCGGCAGCTCGACCAGCCGCCGAATGGGGTAAACGCCGTCGTGTCCGCTACGTTGTCGTACTGAGCCGCCCAGAGTTGGCGGTCGGTGAAGAACGCGCCACCGTCCATGCGGGTGTTCCACCACCAAGCGGCCGAGTAGATGCCAACGGTCAACCCGCGGGCGTCGCACGCGGCCAGGTCGCGCTGGATCGCCGCTACACGCTGACTTACTGTCCAGCCCTGCCCCTGGTCGACGTCCTCGAGGTCGAGCCACAGCTTGCGCGGCTGCAGTCCTTCCTGCGCGGCCGCATCCAGTGTGGCTAGCGCGCCGGTACACCAATCGGGGGAGTTGAGGTATTGGTAGACGTAGGCGTCCCAGGGCAGCCCTGCCGCGGCCACGGCGCGAATGAGCCGGATGGACTTGTCGTTGCCGTAGCCTGCCGGGTGCGCCTGGCAGATGACCAGGCCGACGCCGTTTGCCTTCCACTGATCAACGGGGAACGGCTCGAGTGTGAACTTGCTTGCGTCGACCGCCAGCATGATTAGTGGCCCGCTGCTGTGGGGATGAAGTGGAAGATGGTCTGCAGGAAGGCGAGTGCCGTCGCGAAGCCGGAGGTAATAACCGCCCGGAGCATCCACTGATTCTGCTCGCGCAGTTCTTTGATGTCGGCGCGCAACTGCTCGTGCTCCTCATTCCGCCGTTTTGTTGAGTTGTCGAACTTTTCGTTAATCTCGCGGCGCGGGACGTATGTCTCCGGCATGGTGACCTGCAGTGCCGCGAGCTGGCTTTGAAGGGTGGTTGCGCTCGAGCCAAGGCTGGCATGCCAGCCTTCAGCGTTGTTGCGCAGATCGCGAATGTCTGACTCCAGCCGCTCAATGCGGTAGGTCAGAGCATCGCCGTCCATCGGCGGCACGCTTGCATCCTCTCTAGGGCCTGACGTGGCCAGCGTTTCAATGGCCATAGGGGTCTGACCTCGTCCGTTGGTTGATGGGGCGTACGCCTCAGGGAACAATCTGTGCCCCCTGAAACTCGGGAAGGGCAAGCAACAACTGCTCAGCGAAGCCGCGTGTGGCGGCCGCGAGCGTGATCTGTGTCGGCAGCGGCTGCAACTCAACCACAGCGTCGAACTCGTCCGGGCGCAGTACCCGCGGCGGGAACGTCGCCAGCGGCTGATAGCCGCCGTCGTGGGCCATCTGGTCGTACCAGACCGCCAGCGTGATGACGGCGTGCTTTGAGAGTAGGTCAAGCTCGACGTTGAGAATGTCCCAGTAGGCGTCCATTGCCAGCGCCTGCGTCAGCGGGTCCTGGTAAGGCATCGTGAAGGCCATCAGGCCGCCTCATACTCGAGCTTCATGCTCAGCGTGTCGCCTACGGCTACGGCGAATGACGGTCCGCCCGTGGCGCCGAGATACCCGCCACCGGTTGACTTGTTGCCGAACATCTGTGCCAGCGCGGAGGCTGTGGCGACCACGGCGCCGACGTGCTGATCGACGCCGAGCTGCAGATACGTAAAGGTGCCGATGATCGAATAGCCGCTGGTGAACTTGGGCGGAACCGGCAGCGTGCTCACGATGATGGGCGAGCCGGCAACGCCGGTGCTCGTGGCCTGCACGTTGACCCGCACGCGGACGTATTTGCCTTCCTGGCTGTAAGCGGAAGACAGGTTGTTGAGCGTGGGATTGGTGCCGCCTTGCGTGAAGGCTGGCGTCCATGACGTCCACGGGTCAAAGCCGGCGCTGCCGGTGAGCGTGCCGTTGATCACGGGGCTGGTGAGCGTCTTGTTGCTCAGCGTCTGAGTGCCGCCGGTGACCACTGGAATCGTGGCCGCGCCGCCGTCCCACGAGAGCTTGACGCCGCTGGCGTCGACCTGCAGCAGTGGCACGCCCGTCGGCGAGAGCACCTGTACCGCGCGGCCGTTGGCGTCGAGGTTGCGCACAGTGAGCGCGAAGTTGATTGCATCGTTGAGCGCGGTCATGCTGATCGGCTGGCCCTTGCCGGCCGTACCGCTCAGTGCGTCCAGGATCTGGTTCAGCTGGACTGCCAGAATGTCGTCCTGGCCATCGGTAACGTAGATGAAGCTCACGACCAGGACCTCCCTATGGTTCCCCACTTGACGCCGGTTCCCCACCGGGCTCCGACGCCTCGGGGAAACAACACCGCGAGCGTGACGGTCGCAACCTCTACCCGCTCTTTGTCGCTCGTCTCGACTTCCTGGTAGGCAACGCCGCCTTCGATGATCGCCAGTGAGTCGCGACCGGCTTCGTCTCGGAACGTGACCGGTGCGCGGGCAGTCTGCAGACGGTCGAGCCGCAGCTTGCGGTCTTCAGGGTCGTACCCGTCGAGGTTGCCGCCTACTGATCTGGTCGCGCGCCCCAGTTTGAGCTGGTACACCCGGACCTGCCGTGTGTCCGGCCGCGGCATCGGGCGCTTCGTCAACCGGCGCAGTACCGGCGGGACGGTCACTGTCCCAGTGCCCGTCAGCCGAATGGTGCTGCGGTAATAGTTGATCGGCTGTGTAGGTCGGAGGATCGATCGCGGGCCGCTCTTGGCGGTGCCGATCAGCTGATACGTGGAGTCGCCGTCGGCGGCAATGCTCACCGCGACATTCGTTGCGCCGCTCAACGCCTCGCCCTCGACCACAACCTCGGGTAGGTACTTGATCTGGCTATCGTCGCCGTCGTCATCGTTCGACAGGTCGACCTGGTACGACTGCGCGAAGCGGTAGGCGCGGCCCGCGCGGAGGTCGCTATACGGCGTATCCCAGGCCAGGTGTGCCCAGGCCAGTGCGCGATTGTTCGTGAAGTTCTCGGTAGTGGCCATCCACAGCCGCGGATTGTTGCTGACCAGGCCGCTCACCCACATGCTGGTCACCTTCACGTTGTCGAGGACGATCGGCGCGATGTTCCACGTCAGCGGGCCTGCCTCGTCCGGGTTGGCTTCGCGCGCCCAGCAGACGTATGTGGCCAGGCCGGTGTAGAGCGAGCCGATGATGTACGACTTGTAGCGGACCAGGTCGGTAAAGAAGCCGCTGACTGTTGGCGATTCATTCGGAATGCCTTGGCTGGCGCCTGGGCCGCACGGCTGAACGGTTGCGTACTGAGTGCCCGCGACGCGCACGCGCAGCAGGCCGCCGTACCCCACGTTCATATAGGCGTAGCCGGCTGCAATCATCGCGGCTGAGCCGTTCTGATAGATGATCTGCTTTTCGGCTTCAGGCGTCAGATTCGGGGCAATGCCGCTCGAGTCCACATCCCGCAGACCGCCTGTTGTGGCCACGTAGACGTGGTCCCAGTTGGAAACCAGATCCTGGATCGGGTAGCTGCCGACCGGGATTACCGGTCCCCAGTTGGCATCATTCCGGGGGGCGCCTGTGGTGTACTGGATGCTCGGCGTTGCGGCATTCGGAACCTCGGCTACCAGACGCTCCTGGGTGAGCCCGCCGATGGTCCAGACAACGGTCGTCATCCGTCCGCGGTAGACCGGGTTCGCGCCGAGCGCGGCCTGCGTCCACGCACCGCCGGAGGGCTTTTCCCACAGGCTGCCGGCCGTGGCATCCGATCGACCGACGAACAGGCTGTTGCCGAATTTCTGAATGCTGGTCGCAACGGCGCCCGTGCCTAGCGACTGCTCGACGACCGCTGGCCCGTCGCCACTGGGCAGGCGATAGACGGTGCTCCCACCAGCGAGGTACAGGTGTCCGTCCTGCTCGCCCCACGCCAGAATGTCGGCCGTCGGCTGCGAGGGCAGAGTGACCGTGGTCACCAGCGGACCCGGCAGCATCATGCCTGGATCGACCGTCCAGACGTTGCGCCCCCAATGGATGCCGTCGCGACCGCCTAGGCTACGGCCAATCAGGCTGCCCTTGTGCCAGGTCACATAGTTGGTCGGGTTCATCTGCAGCGAGGGCTGCTGGCCGGCCACGAGCGGGATGTTCTGAGCGTGAATGCCTCGCGCCCCGCCGCCGTGCGCCGCCTCGTAGGCGATGCCGTCGAGCTCGACCGTGTAGGCGAAGGTCACCACGCCGGCCAGTCTCCGAAGTTCTTGGGGTCGCGGCCGCCCCAGGTGCCGCGCATCGATCGCCGCTGGTCATGTGGCAGATAGGTCAGCTTGAGCATGTTGGCGCGTGCTCGCTGTCGATCGGCCAGCGCCTGCCAGCGCTGCCGCTCGACCTGCTCGCCGGTCGTCGCCATGGCCGCGTAGACGTGCTGCAGGGCGATCTGCACGACCAGCTCGGGCTGGAAGACCGTCTCGTCCGTGTCGTTGCTGAGTCCCGTTGTGGATGGCCCCCACACGCCGTTGACCTTGATCCACGTATGGCCCGGCCGGAACGCACCGACCTGCGCTGCGGCGCCTGTTTGGAACGTCGGCGCAACATTTACGGTCAGCGCATCGTTATTGGATTGAGGCTCGAAATTCGGCCATGCCGACGGGACCAGCGTCTGGTTCAGGGCTGGGCCGTAGACCTCATAGATTGCATCTGGCGCGAGCCAGTCGGCATACGCCGAGAGGTCGTAGGTCGGCTGCCCGTTGACCCCCGCCAGCGGCAATCTGGTCGGTAGCCACATCTCGGCCAACGCGGCATTGATGCACTGCCGTAGCCC